AGCAGTGCAGCCGGAACGAGCTTATCCTACGGGCGCTGCGGGAATATCTCAAATAAACAAAAAAAGCCCCGGCGCTCTGTATCGGATGCCCTTAACCGGATGAAATCCGTGGGCTGTGGTATAATAAGGGAAGAAAGCTCTCAAAGAAAGGAGAATTATTATGGATGTAAGAATAATTAGTTTTTGGGGTTGCGAAACCAACCCTTACGCAAATCCCGATACGGCAAATAACGGAGGGGGATACTCTCAACCGTCCGGAGGCATTCTTGTCGCCCTCGAAAGCGGTGAGTATCTTACCGTCACCGTAGACGATATGTCTTGCGGCGATTTTGGCAGCAGAATCGGTTGGACTATCGACAGTTCCGACAGTCGTAGATGGGGCGGCTGTTATGGCACCATGGACGATGCCATGGTGGACAATGGCTGGACAGAGGAGTCTCTGGACTCAGTGTCTGGGGTGTACGGGATTGATGCCCGTGCAATGTTATCGGATGCGGTTTTGGCTGTGCATATTGCCGCATAAAAAAACCCCCGGTGCTCCAAACAGAGCACCGGGGCTTTTTACGTCTCACGCTGGATGCGCGGGAGACTGGCCAGTTGTACAAATATCCACCCTAATGCGCTTCTTCGAGAGGCCGGGTGGATTTCGTTGGTATTATTATACCACAAATCGTGCAAAAAGAAAAGCCAGCGGGTAAACGTTCTTCCGCTGGCTCTCTGCACACATTTTCTCCGAAGTGTGTGTACGCTACTTCGGACACTATAAGTAGTATATCACACATCCAGCATTTTGTCAATGCTTTTTAGCCGGTAGCCTATCGCCGTCCGGCTGTAATGTGTCTGTGCTGCAATATCCGGCAGCGGGAGCCGCTCCACGTACCGTAAAAGAGCTATCTTTCGGTCTACCCTCCCAAGCGGTGCGTTTTTGATGGCGGCGGTCATCTGCTGTCGGTCAAGTCCTTGCAGCGCAGCGGGCAGCACTACGCGAGCCGCCGCCACAGGCAGCACCGAGCCAGAAAGGCTGCGGAAGCTGCCCGGCGTTGCGCACCATACTGCCAATGACGGCAAACCGGTGACAAAACGTCACCATTTTGACAACGTCGGCAAAATGGTATGTTTTCGTGAGGCCACGAAAACGTGCGCAGACCATTTTCGTGATGTGCCGAAATTGCTCTTGTGCGGCGAACATCTCGGTGACGTCACCGAGATGGCGGTATGTAGTGCTTGCCATGATAACCTCCTCTTAACTCATGCTTAAATCAACATTTTCGATTTCTGCACGGACTTCGAGTGCATGGAGATAATTTCTCATAGTCGCTTTTTGCTCTCTTAAAAGAGCCAAAGAACAGGACGGCGTAAAATTCAAAGTTCCGGCCTCGTACTGGATAGTCATGCGGTGCAGCTTTTCATAGCGGATTTTGGTCTGGTAATACTCCGCACGAAAACGCTCTTTGTAATCGCTACTGAGCATCATTTCGACAGTGCTTCTCAAATCCATGTATTATGCCTCCTTACTGCTTTTCAAATGCCGCTTTCGTGCGGTCAAAGAAAAATTGAATCACAGTGCCGATGGTCTCGTCGGTAATGGCCCAGCTGATGAGCCTGCCGTATTTGCTGGTACTCAGGGCGGCACGGAGCATCTTGACGACCCACGCTTTGCGCTCTGCGCCGCGCTTAGTCCCCTGAATCTCCTGCTCTGCCCGCTCGATGAGGTCCAGCACCAGCGGCTTTACCGCTGCGCCATAGCCCAGCCGGACGCAGCCCATGGCGTAAAAGATGAAGCCGCCCA